CCTACTCCCCCGCCCAGAAGGCATAGGGGATAGCCTCTACAGGTTCATTTCAAAAATATAAAAGAGAAAGACTCAGATTTTACTCTGAGCCTTTAATCTTTATTTCTTCTTATAATGCCAAGCATTTAAATCTGGCAACCAATCAATTATTCCGATCTTGTGCATGTATAATTCCTCTGCAAAAAGAACTCTTCGTATAATACATATAGGTATCCACGGATATTTCTTTTTTATAAGTCTCATACAATCCAAAGTGTCGTATATTGGTTTGTTACTCATATAAATCACTCTCCTTTCATTATAGGAGATGCTTTTTTCGCTAAATATATTTTTGAAATGTTTCCCACGGGATTCCAATGGGTGGTTCCCCGTTAGCCACAAAATGTGACCCCTAGCGATAACTAGGCAAAGTGTTTCATTGGCAGAAAGAACTACCAATATAAAGGTGCAGTAATTCTCACATACACCGGCATCATTCTCATATACTTTCGATGTTCCGTACCTGCGTTGGAGAGCCGCTGCATGAGTTGTACATCTCTATCACCTATAATAATTTTTTCACATAAATTACTGTACCCACTATCACTCTTCTCCCAAGAATTCATAGGATTTCTCATACCCTCGATAACAAACGCCATCTGCTCTGGACTCGCCAGAACTACATTTTCTAATTTAATCATCTTTCTAACCCTCCACAATTTTAAAATAATATTCCTCACGAACCGGCGCCAAAGTTAATCCAATGCCTAGTAAGGTCGCCTCATCAATGATGTCTAGTCCCTCTTCCGTGTGCATTTTATTTATTCTATAGTATCCGCCAACGCCGATCTTTCCATCTGTAAGAATAACCCGAATATCTTCAACGCCAATATATTCATTGGAAAAGGTTTCTGCTGTGGCATAAATACCCTTATCATCTCTGATTGGTATAGCAAATCCAATAGGTTTATCATGCTCAAAGTTCCAAGTCAAAGGAACTTTTTCAGGCATAGTAAGTTTACAATCTTTAGGTATTTTATCAGAGAGTTGATTGATCACATCGAATAATAGAACTCTACCTTCTAATTTAATCATTCATAAAATCCTCCCAATGTAATATCTACAGCCATATCAGATTCGATTTCAACAACACCCACTTCGATATCTGAAATATCGTCTACATACGACAATTCATTATCTTTCTCTTTCTCATAGAGTTTTTCAATAACAACTTTCTTTGCAACTTCGGCTTTATCTTTGTCAGTGTAAATGCCGAAAGTATGCTCCATATGTCCGTAACCTTCATAATATACATTTCCATGAATTAAATATAATTTCATTTGCAGGTATCCTCCTTAAATGTATCAATCATTTCTTTAATAATTTCTTGACGTCCAATTTTACGACCTGCGGCATAACCATCAACATATGCGTTGGTAGAGATCAATAATTGATGAATATCAAGACCGTATTCATTAATAGTTCTGAGTAAGGTTACAGCACCTATTAATTCTTTCTTGCTGACAACCGTCATGTAATTTTTTGATAGCCAGTTACTCACAGTCTGAAATATAAATTCTTCTTGTGTCTCTATGAAGTCTGTGTGCACTTCACCAATTGCCTTACAAAAATCATCAAGTTCGGTTTTTTTCATTTTTACAACCCTCCGTTAAATATTTTTCTATATTCTTGCATAAATCATGATGCTCGCATATCACCATAACGTGGGTCGTCGACGTTTTCTCATCAGCATAGAAAACCGTCGTATCTATTACTGGAATAAAGTTCGGACACTCCTGACATCTCAGCATAGTTCCGTCTACGATTCTAATCATTTAAAATATCCTCCTTAAAAACGAAAACAAAAAGACCCAACGTAATTTCTACGCTGAGTCTTCTGCTTGCTCCTAAATCAAATCATGTGTCCATTAATATGACCCTTGACCTTTATGGTAATTTCAAGGTCGATTAAGTCAGTTGGGACATACGGATCATATGTATGCTCAGCCTTCCGCTTCTCTTCAAGATCGGACAGAGTTTTCTTGTACCCCGATATTTTCTTGTTAAGTAACTTCTGCTCTTCCATGATTTTCATGTATTCAGGATTTACGCTTAACAGGTAAAACGGGATATCGCTTTTATACTCCATCCGCATTTCAAGTTCTTGAAGATCAGAAAGCTGTTCCTCAGCTTCTTTTATCCGTTGTTTCAACCTTGCCTTTTCCTCTAAATAGCCCATAATATTCTCCTTTCATTTTTTTTTTTGGACTTTGTCATTAGGTTTCATTAAAGGATTTGTGAAAATAGCGAGTATAATTATCTAGTTTCATTCTCCTTTCTCCTCCCAAAAATAGTCGTTAAATATACCATCACAAAAAGTAATACTTGTTGGCATTACTTCAATAACTCTACCGTCTTCAAGCTCTACAATTCCTGTGGAATATGCAATAGTACCTCCTGGATGTCCTCCAATCATCGGAGACGGTTCAATAACGTTACTAATAAAATTCCAACCATGAAATAAAGCTTTTTCTTTCTTACCTTTTTTAACGCTAATATAACAAGGTCTTAACTCTTTTTTCACTTTTAATTCCCACGCCATCTCTATTCTCCTTTCTCTAAAGAAAATAAAAACCCACGAATCCTTGTTGAACTCATGGGCTAAAATATACAATATGTTGTTGTTTTTTCATAGCAATCCTCTTACGCATTCTTAATTCATAACTTCAATGGTTACAATATCATGCTCTCGGAATTCTATCGACTTTCCTACAAAAGAACCCTTCTCACATCGGATGGCAATACTCTCTTCTTCTGGTTCGTTATCTTCCGGATAATAATAATCAGTAACCCTACCTTCAAACATTTTTCCATTTTTTGCAATAATACGAACCTTTTTTCCATAATATTTGATTAATCCCATGTCTAATCCTCCAATCTTGGATAAATATGTGTCCCAGTTTTAGAATATATAATAGTTGCTTTATTTGTTTTTGTTTCTTTTCCATTAACCGGATCAATATGCATTCCGATGTTCTTATCATTAACAACCATCTCTTTACGTGTCCATTTTCCGTTAGAGTCAATCTTTGCTTCCCCGGTTCCACTTAATTTATCAACCAGTATCTGAGCATATTCGACATCTCCGTCAAGATAACTTCTTCCTGGTAAATGTTCTGACTTTGTATGGCGTTTTTGCTTGTCTTTATTAATAGTTTTAGAAACTTCACCAGAGCGAATTGCTTCTTCTACAATATTATCATGTCCGCGAACTTTTGCAACCTTTCTCTTATTCTCAATAGGATACGGAGGACCATTTCTGACACCCCACTTCATCCCCTCGACACCGCTATGCTGAATTTCTTCTGTGTTTTCATTCAGCTTTACTTTGATTTTATCGAGAATATCTTCCACGGTCTTTCTTGTATCTGGCGCCAGCTTCATATACTTAGAATGCTCATCGTACCAGTTAAATATCTCGTCTAATTTTCCCTGTGACCAACTGAATGACCACCAATCACAAATCATCTCAAGAATATAATAGTATGGCATTTCAAGAATGACTTCGCCTTCTTTAGGATCATCATTGATCAATACCCAATACTGCCAATGATGTGGATTACGGTGAAGATGTAACAACCAAGCTACCTGGTAATCCTTCATGACCCGATAAGAACGATTGTTTCCATAAAAATATGCATCGTAAGCGTCGTATTCATCAGAATTATTTTTCGATGCGTCGTGCTCGAATTGAATTTGGAAATTTGCTGATAAATCACCATTCGAAAGTTCGGGTAAATTTTCGCATATCCATTCGTATGCTCTACGAACATTCCCTCTGTGCTGCTCTAAATACTGATCATACTGAAAACTCATCTTCCAATCTCCCTTTTTCTCTTAATAATTTCACGTCAATTGCTTTCTGCATTTCATCAGGTTTGATGTTGAATATCTGCTCAAGGAAGCTCAGGCAAATATAAACATCCGCCATTTCTTCCATAAGACCAACCTTATCGTCAAATTCTCTAACCTGTTTGCTAATACGCTGCTGCAATTCAGCAAGCTCTTCCACACAAATCATACATTTCAATTTCCATGGATCACTTTTAACTGATTGATGAATAATCTCGTATCGCTTAGCGGGATCGAGTTTCAAATTACTCTGAAGTCCATCCTCAAAGGTTTTGCGTTTCATATGTTTTCCTCCTGAAAAAGTGTTGCATTTTCACACGCATTGCGATAATATTCAAACGTAAAAGCTACTGTATTATTTCAAAGGAGGTATTTGCCCATGAATAATAATTTAACCAACGACCCCGTCGTCACTCAGAATCGTTTTATTCCTTATATACCATCGTCCAAAACATTAAATCTTTCTATCATTGTTGCCGGAGTCTGTTATTGCTTTATGCATTACATCAGTGCCAAATATGATAGAGATACCACATTCCAGTGCGGTTCTCTAGCATATAGGTCAAACAGTCCGAGGAACAATAATACATCCATAATCAATGTTTAAGCTCAGCGAACACAGTAGCTTTTACATATATGGAAAGTGTGCCACCACTTACCAACAAATTAAAATATCAATCCGCTTCTTCCCACATAACAGGTTTGTGTGAGTGCAGATTTGCCGGATGATCCAAACATTCGTTACATGGATCCTTTACGTCCGGTACATCTCTATATTTACAAGTCTTACAATACTCGTGAAAGTAAACTTCTTTGTATTCGTATTCCATAAGTTTTTTCTCCTTATTTAACAGTGTCTAATTTTTAGGATTCAGGCGATAATTCTACCAAACCGCCTCCAATTGGTTTAAGTATGAATATAAGTTCAATCATGTTTTGACCATAGCTATATGTAAAACGATCAAGTTTTAAGAAATTCGTAGGTATGCCGAATCGTTTAAACCTTTTCGCTTCTTCGATTCGTTTTACAGCCACATTTAAAATATCATTTTTGTTATCTTTAATGATGTCTAATGGATTTTCTTCATTGGTTATCGTATACATTCGCAAACGTATAAAATCAAAAGTGTTTCGATCTCTATTCTCGACATAACGTTCCATAATCGGAATTTCCACTTTTGATATAAATCTATCCAAATCAAATTCTCCGTAAGTAGGATCACCTTTTTTCTTAGGATGCCATTCGGCGTGTAATTGTCTATGTGGTATTTTTACCGAACCGGTCCGTCGACCATGTCGTATTTTTTCCTTAATATAATTGAACGAGCATCCACGACCATTCTCGGATTTGCCTACTGAAGCTTTCAGTGCCGCCTGTTCGATCTCATCCAATTCAATGCTTGGATGCCAAATATAAATATTATTTGAATAACGTTCCCTACAAAGACCATCTAGTTTCCCTTCACATGTTAGAGATATTGCAGTCATTCCGGGAATTTTGTTCAATCTGAAATCCTCATCGAAGAAGTATGCCCTTCGAGTTCTATCATCTATAAAATATACATAGTTTACCTTCAAAGGCTCGTCTTCCATTCTCTTTTTAACACCATCGATAATCATTTATTTTTCTCCTTATCAAAAGAAAAAGCAAAAGACTCAACATAATATACGCCAAGTCTCCTGCTCGAAAATATCATCTGAAGAATTGCTTTAACACAAATCTCCGATATTCACTTTCCACCTCATACGCTGCGTAATCTGTGGTGAATCCATTAAGGATTCTTTTACTAAAATTCTCAAAACGATATTCAAAATTATTTCCATCCTGTCTTTTGATCTTAACAATCAGAATATCGTCCCAAGTAACCTTAACAAAAATTCCTCCTTGGATCCGCTCCTTTAATTTTGTATGCAGAGCGGTGGAAAACAAATACTCGTAATCTAACATTTTTTCATCCTCCTTTATGATTTTCTCATAATAGTGGATGTTATTTGTGCGATTTAAAATATATCATAGCAATCATTCCTAAAGCCCATCCAAGAATCACAAGCATAGGTGTTGTCATCATGTCCATCCTACAAACTTCCTTTCATTGAATTTCTTCTTTTTATCAAGTGCCTTACTTATAGCCAGGTCAATTCCACTCCTGGATTTGAGGTGGTAGTAATATAAATCTTTAAACGGACTATTAAGTCTGTCTATTCTGCCACAAGCCTGCTCAGTAACTTTATAGCTGTAATTCTGTGAGAAGAATATAATTGTATCGGTCTTGATGCAATTCCATCCCTCGCAACCAGCCGTATATTGAACTAAGTAAATCCAGCGTTTTGTATCCGGCACAGGCATATGTGCGTGTCCAGACCATTCCGCAATCTCATATCCAACATACTCATCATCGCTAAACAGATGTAGAAGCATTTCTCGTTCATAGTCGAAGTTGTAAAATATAATAGCCCGAGGTGTATTCTCCAGTATCTCCATCAGTGCTACGATTCTGGATTCGTCCTCGTTCACCACACGCCTCAAAATATAACAAAGCTGTGAAGCCTGCTGGATTGGTTCATTCATATATGGATTCCAACGATTTCTGATAATTTCCTTATATTTTGAAATATCATATTTCGTATATACATCCATGTGATGTGCTACCGTATGCCTGACAAAATCCATGTCGATAAGTATCTTATTCCGTAATCGGATCAGTCTACCGGTATTAAGATACTTCTCAATCTGTGGCCATTTCGTGAAACGAGAATATACAACGTGCTCCCTACAAAACTCAGTCTTGTTTTTGTAGAAACCATTTGCCACAAACACCGGAATATAATCAGCCCAACAATCGCCAGGAGTAGCGGAAAGAATTATCCAATTATTCCCCCGAGCAATTTTTAAGAATGCTTTTACCCATGCTCCCGAGCCACAGACTCTATCCTCATCAAATATAAAGAAAGCACCCGTCACGTCGGCATACTTCTTTATGTTATTCCAGGAATCTATTACGACCGTCTGTCTAGGATATAATTCATTCTTATTAGGATCTGTGGACATGCGGTAATTAGCAAGCTCACCATCCCATTCGTGAGAGTCTCGTTTCATAGCCGTGGTGATAATATAAAGGTCTTTAGGATTCTTCATCGGCACAAAATCCTGATTGACAAAACTACCGCCATTCTCTTTGAAGTAGTAATAAAGGCCGGTCCTGGATTTACCAGAGCCGACCCCTCCGTTTAAGATACAGCCATTACACATTTTATCCACAGCGTCCATCTGATAATCCCTGAGAAAATCTTTACTCATTTTTCGCCTTTGGTGTAATCAACTTTTTATAAAGTTCAATAGCTTCTTCTCCATCGAAAGCATTTATAATATAGACGGCTTCGCGGGGTTTTTTACGCCCCACGATTAAAACTGTGCCGTCCTTACCCGCCGATGAATCAAAACCTATAATTAATGAATCACTGGTCTTTTCCATCGCTTTCTCCTTTCTTTGGAATCCATTTCTTAAATACATCATTGAAATATCCGGCATTATCAAAGAAGTATTTAGAAATCGCCATAGCCAGACCTTTCTCCGGATCAAATGTGTCATCCTTACCGCATTTTACAACGGTCTTAGTGCCATCATTCCAAAATACAATTGTAGCCGGATCATTGAAGATAACGTTTTTGATTTTGGACATGGCCTTCTGGTATGGTGATACCGTAAGGCCCGTTCCGAATAATTTGTTGAACGCAACTTTAGTTGCCAGGACATCGTTGTCACAATACTCCGCTACCTTCTGCCGTAATTCTTTTGGCACAGGCTTATAAACGCATGAGTAATTCGAAGGCAAACTATATTCAGCTCCGTCTGTTGTCATGTGAATGATACCAATAACACAAGTTCTGCACGTTTCCTTACAGTCTTTATTTGCGCATGAATAACAATAAACCTTCATAATCATTTCTCCTTTTCTTCCAATTTCATAGTAACTCCGCATTTCATTGCAGCAATTGCAATCCTAGCGTCCGTACACTTTCCCGCGACTCTATATATCGTATAAGCCATGATTCCGGCTATAACAATTTTTGTTCCGTCACTCATAAATATCACTCCTCTAATCAGTGAATATATTCCCAATCCTCAGCGAGAATATCATTGATACTTGGAACCCACATTGCATGGCTACCATTAGTCATTTTGATCTGCAGATATGGTTCGCATTTAAACAGATCTCCTTCATTAAGTCCCCAAGCTTTAGCTGTTTGCTGATTACATGGAATGCCGGACGGATATCCTTTCTGATACACTACAAACATTCCTTTACCGTTCCATCCATGACGGAAAATTTTTTCTCCATTTTTTACTTTTTTAAGTGCCTGTCCAAAATCCATATATTTTTATTCCTCCTCAACGCATTTTTCTTTGTCATCGTAATCTACCTTTTCTGGTGAAATGGAAAGTTCTTTATCCATGCTCTCAGAGTGTTTTTCGATTTTCTGTAGAGCTCTTAGAATTGGAATGGAAAGTTTTTTATCAATGCTCTCAAGGTGCTTTCCGATTTTCTGTAGAGCTCTTAAAATGTTTCTATCGTATTCATCATGCTGTGACATATTCAATTCCTCCTCAACGCAATCTTCTTCTAGCGTCCGTTAAAATATTTTGTCGTTTGTATTGGCTTGGCTCATTCTCAAGTCGTTTGATTACTTCTTTTGGATAGCAAAGTTCTTTGGCTGTCCGAATATCAAAACGCCATTGAATTTTAGGATCACGTCGAGTATACTCTTCGTGTTTTACTGATGTGTGAATGTCAGCTCTCACTAGCAGCTCTCCTTTTTTCATATTCCTCTACGGATATTTCAATCCATTTAACATGTCACTCATATTTTTCTCATTTCTTTTGTTGTCTTTTAAATCTTCTGTATTTTCTACTATACTTTTTCAATATTAAGTCCAGCATAATAGAGTTAGTTTGTTCAGTAGACTCCGGTATAGCGGTTAAATAAGAATAATCCACTTTGTCATCCACCAAGGTTTTAAATATCAAGTCCAAAGCAAACTGTGCATCGATAGGTGGATCGCACAATTCAAAGTTTTTGTCGGCATACCAATCGTCTATTTTTTTCTGAAAGCCTTCAAAAGAAATATCATCTCTCCAGATCATTCTCCTAACCTCCACAAAGCTGGTTTCATATCAGCACTAACTTTTTATCCACCTTCACCTCGACAATCCATTAGTTGTTTAGTTTATTAATTCATATTTCTTTTCAAAGACATCTGGCTTGCATGGATAGAATTCGCCTCTGAGGCCTTTGATGATATAATCTCCGTCAGATGCAGTCATGTCGCCCTCTAATGTTTTTATCTTCATAAGCACATGAGGTCTACCTTTTCCAACTTCCCATGCTGTATCGATGATATTATAGATTAACGACTCTCCAACAAAAGCCTTTATCTCTTCGAGATTTAACCCAGTCCACTGAATAGCTTCAATTTCTACTGGTTTTGTTTTACACTTCATATTTTTCCCCTTTCGAATAATACTCAAGTCTTCCATGATTAACAGCCTCCTTTGAAAATATAAAAAGAAAGAGATCTAAGTTTCCTTAGATCCCTCTCTGATTACTCGCAATGAAAACCAATAATTTTGTCCTTTGGTGAATCATCGTTTTCTGGTTTCTTATACTTGACATTATATTTATTACAAACCTTTTGCATATTTTCGTTGCCTTTTTCAGCGCCAATTACTGCGATTCCTAGACCAATACCGTTAAAGACAGCATTAATCACTTCTCCCAAATATTTGCCCACTGTTAATCCTGCTCCGATGACTACGGCAGATTTGAATAAACCTATCAATCCAATAGTTCCTTCCATGATAAAATCCTCCTTTTAGAAATATAAATGATTTTCATTTTGTTTCATTAAAGGAGCTGTAATTTATGCGATTACTCCTCCGGAATCTCTTCTTCTGCATATCTCGCCGCAAAGCGATCAATCTCCTGAACAACCTCGATAGACTGTAAATATGCTGTGGTTCCTGTCTTTCCATTTACCTCCCAGTGATACGGACGTACATCCATACTTACGCTGGAAATATCAATATCGTCAAGCATACCGACTGATTCCTCATCCAGTCTGTTCACACGATCGCCGGTTTTTAAATATACACGAGGACCTTTGTCATTAAAATGAACTTTTATTGGAAGAGTGATAAACGCACTATCCTCTTCATCTCTCGGTGGTTTGATTTTGACGTTCCATCCTTCCTTAGCAAGATCATCAGCCATTTCTTCATTTGGAATAATGAGGGAGAAGTTGCGATCCCCCTCCCGATTATACTTTCCCGCCTCTCCTCTAAAGTTTCTATATGCGATTCTAGCGTCATCAATCTGTAAAATTCCTTTTGGTGCAAATGTAAGTTTCATAATGTTATCTCCTTTTTATTAAAATATAAATTAATTGCCATTACATAAACGGCATTTCTTCATCGTACCCCTCCGGGATATTCATAAAATCGTCAAACCGTGGTGGTGATACATACGGGTCATCTGAAACAAACCATTCAAAATCTCCATATTGAGAGATTGCATCAACAGCATCGTCCACAAGCTTGTCGTAATATGACCGATCAATAAACTCTTCGTTTCCGGATGTTGCTGCGATTTCAGACTCAAGCCACCTGAATCCAGTCGTACCAGTGGCAGCATAATATTTTCCGTTCTGCTCTCGAACCAGAATACCTCCACCATTGCCAGGTTTGATTGGGCAAAATTCACCGACCTTTCCTACGAATTTGTAATCATGCCCCTCTGCAATCTTGTTCCTCAATTCCAGTGCTTTTGGTTCAAATATCGTGTCGGATATTTTACCCTTCTTGTAATCGCTCTCTAACTTATCCATTTCCTTTTCATACGCGCTTACATCTGGCAATGTTTCATTCATGTCTAAATATAAAGCGGATTTTACAGAGAATGTCTCTTTCATATCATTGATGCTAACGGGCTCTCTGCTGAAAAGGGTCTTGAATACATACGGAACCGCAAACTGTTTACCAGTAGCTGTCCATGGATCGTCAGAATGCTTTTTGTTATCACCTGGAATATAACCATACAGTGCTTCACATCCAGCTGGATCTTTATACTTTGCAATATAAACAGCGTTGTTCACTAAGCACATACGATCGTATGTAGCCTCATGTTCAAATGTATAGCCATACTTCTGTCCAAAATCCATAACGAACTTGATAATCTCAGGCGTCGCATCTGGAATTTTAATCGAGTCTGTCTTGATGTGGGCAACTTTAAACCCTCTCTTCTGCACCTCATATTTCAGATCAATCATGAATAATGCACCACGTTTCGCAACGATATTATCCTTGTTCCGAATATCACGGAATGGATTATCGAAGTTAGCTGACGTAAGACCATATACTGAGTTAATGGCTGTTTTCAATGCATTTGCAAGATCCTTAGAACTCATTTCTCCATCGATTACTTTCTGAATATAAGGCGTGAGTTTACCATCAAGCATATGATTTACTTCGTCCCAAGCCTCATGCTTGATTGACACTCGTCCCTCAACAATATCTCGATATGCTCTCGTGTACTTTATCCCGAACAAGCATTCTGCAATTGTGCTGTGCGGGTGCATTGAAGAAACATCGAGAAGAGCTACATTTCCATACATACCGGGTTCGGCATATACATAACCACCCTCTCCAACTTCTTCGCCTCGATAGATAGATATGCCATTTTCATATTTGTATCCTGGAAAATATGGAAGATATGAACCAGCATCACCATGGGTCTGACTCATCATTACTGGACATGCCTCAGATAAGAATTGGTACGTATCCTCGTCCATCTCAGCGACAGGTGCGGCCAGATTCCGATAATGAAACTGATCTTGTGGCTTTTTGTTGTTACCAAATATAAATTTGGTAGTAAGTGTGTTAGTGGTGTCGTTGACTGTTAGACCAGCAAGATCGGCAAGAATCTGTCTGGCTATCCAATCGGATTCAAGGTAATTGAACGCCGCCTCAGTTGCGATAACGTCATCGTCGCAATACTCAGCTACTTTCTGCCACAATTCTTTTGAAACTGGTTGATCCCACGGCAGACCAAGCTCATGGTGTTTTATGGATTTCAGCATTCTCCTGAGACTGTCATCCATCTTGGATGTAGGATCATTCGCTTTTGACGACATCTCAATCTCAAGTTTTTTCAAACTCTTTTTGTTTCCAGCAGACGCAAAATCGTAAACATCTGTATAAGAAAGATTGTAAGCCTCTCCAAATAAAACTTTGAGACTGTCTCCTTTTTTAGTGTTTACAATTTTCTGAGACAGGTTGTACAACTGTTCGTTGTTATATCCCATAAGACATGCGTAAAGCATATGGTTATCATATCGTCTACAGTTGAATCCGACTAATCGGAAGCGAATAAGCTCCTCAATGTCCTGTGGTCTTGGATTAATCATCCTGACAATAGGATTTCCTTCGCCTTGAACTTTCCAGTTTACAAGAAATAAGTTCGGAAAAACCTCGCAGTCAAAGAAGACTAAAGGACTCTCCGAACTTTCTATTGATGGTATATTCTCTTCTGATTTGAATTTCATTTTTCCAACCAATTTGATACAATAATCAGCCTGGTTGGTGCTACTTGCCGCAAATGCGTATATTGCATTCTTCATGTCCGAAACATCATAGTGTATCCCGGATTCATACGCATCATTCAATATCTTGTATATGAAATCCACGTTGGGTTTTGTTCCAGGGTGCACATCCTTACTGATACATTTCTTGATCGTTGTCCTTATACCCTTCTCGGTTTGGACAATATCCGAACTTATCATTTTTTCTCCTTTCAAAGGTAATCCAGAACTGAGGGTAGCGATTGCTAAGGCGGTGCACAAAGTCAATTTTCTCCTCAGAGAGCTTTTGCCTGAAAAGACTTTAATCTCAATACCGTCCTCATATACTCTGCTAAGCTTTGATGAATCTCCAGAATATAAATAATGAAGATGTATTCCGGCTCCACCTTTGCTCACCTCGGCATAAGTTGGAGGCCATTTACTCGCCGCCTCAAGATTTCTTTCAAGTGATTTGTTACCAGATTCATCTTTTAAGTCAAAATCAATGACTATATGATTCTCTGGAATCTTGACATAATGAAGCTTCGATGTATCAATGTCTTTGAGTTTGGTTGTGACTTTGTCCCATGGTTTGGACGGAGTTTCGTCTGCTTTTGCGTATTGTGCAGGACACTCCCCGGACTCTTTGTCGAATATCGATTCATACTCTCCAAGTACAAGCCATTGATTCTTGGTTTTATCACTTTCGTTTTTCATCCCTTTCATATCTTTTTCAAAAATATCAATGCGAAAACCTTTGTATTCATTCTTTATCCTCGAATCTCCATCTATCTTCTCAACGAATTCACGGAAGTAGTTTTTTAATTCTTCCTTAAACGTGCGTTGAGAAAATGGGTAAAGGACTTTTGCTTCTTCGCAATAAACTTTGTACATTTCCCAGGCTGCCTTCAGACTTGTACCATCATTTGTCTTGAATACTCTGAAACTATCGATCACAAAATTGTAAAAATCGTTAGATGCTCCAAGCATGATAACCGGAACGTAATTGTCGTACCTACCAGGATCGTCTAAATATACTTCCCTACAATGATACGCAATAGCTCCAAGCTCAAATTTGATATGTTCGATAGCGTTTTTGTATTCTCGCTGAGTGAGCTTATTTCCAGATGGAGATACGTCAATAAGCCTTCGTATCAGACCCGACTTACCGTCCGTAATCTTCACTGGTTTATTCGTTCCGACAAATAAGAAAGCATTAAATCTGGTCGAATATGCCGATTTGAATTTCTCATTTACTGTCATAAGCTCGTGAGAAACCAAGCTGTTTAATCTTGTATTATCATCGATCCTTGATAAATCTCCATCATGCTGAATGGCGACAAGCGGATTAGTCTTAAAAGATTCCAACGCAAAAGAGTTACTACTTTGACCCAGCCCTTTGGCATCGAAAGTCGCATAGTAACCCTCAAATAATGCTTGTATAATATTTAAGACCGTTGATTTGCCTGTTCCAGCAGCGCCATAAAGGACCATGAACTTTTGAATGTTTTTTGAATCGCCAGTCACAACAGCCCCAATAGCCCATTCGATCTTATGTCTCTCTTCTGGAGAATATAAAGTTGAAAGAAGCTTATCGTATGATGATATGTCTCCTTTCTCCAAAGGATATGACAGTTTTTTGCTAGCGTAATCTGTCTTCTTTGTCACCACATTGGAAAATATCAATTCTTCATCAAGTGGATGATAATTGTCACGCAACTGCTTTTGACAGTATTTATGCCAATCGTCAATCATACCAGACGTGGCATCCCACATATATAAAGTATGAAATGACGTATCCATGTGTGTTTTCGCATAGTTATCTGTAAAATCATGAAGCTCGCGGTCAATCATGTCGATAACGTCTTGTTCGTCGGTTGACCATAACCCACGTTCTTCAATCCAAATCGCATAGAAATCACCACCTCTGATCATAAGATCTGATGATCTGGTCATTATGAAATTTGGATAGATTTCGACAACGCCCTGTTTCTTTGACCGCGTCGAGATCCTCATAAAATCAATCATTACATTTTGATTCTCCTTTCATCAGCCTATGTTGTCCAAATATAAACAAAGCTGCCTCCAAATTTCCATTCTACGCATATCATAACGAGTGTCTCGGACGGTAAATAAACCGCCCTTACCTGTTGGATCATATCTGTGATGAATAAAATTCTCCAGAATATCATTCACATACTTGATGTCGAAGTTACGATTATCCATATTTCCAAGTCCGAGACTTATGATCATTCCCCAAAACCATTGTCCGGTCCTATCTCCATATTTCGGGTTGTCCATAATTTGCTCTTCGCATCTGATTGCTAAAGCGATCATCATTTCGAGAATTGAACATGGATTGCTGGAAAGTAAATCATCAATACGTATTCTTTCCTCGTAACTTCGATTTTCATCATCGCACGCATATCGCCATCGCAAAGCAATTCCATCATTAGCTCGATTTTCATCACGTTCGATTGTCCATTTGAATGGAACACAATGCAGGCGAAATAATAATTTGTCGAATGAAATCTTGGATGAGAATTTATCTTTTGCCACTTTGTTTTTCAACCAATTGAAATAATCATTTTCAATTAAATCACGATCATTCATTAATCCTCCGTTCCGTCGGTATCATAAAACCGCTGATTGTCTAAAAGAATTTCGTAATCGGTTCTAAGTTCATCATTTCTTACAAATACGGAATCGTCCTCATATTCTCCGAAATGATTTAAAGATTCCATACCAACCATTCGCTCTACGTCTTCAATAATATTGTTACGATCGTCTGTAAGTATGCCATCAGCATAATAAGTTAAGCTCTCGGTTGGGTAATCTGCCTCACCGAATTCTTCTGGTGAAATAACATAAGGTTTTGCCATAATAGGTTCTTCCTCCTTTGCAATATTTGAATAATTTCTATATCCATTCGTTGTTATCATTTGCTTTAGTTTTTTCAGATCTGCGTCTGAAAACTTTGGTTCCGGAGTTTCAATATCTTCTTTTTTTTTCCGCTTCGCAAACGTCTCTTTAACTGACTCGATTTCTTCATCAGCAATTGCTTTGTATTTATCCTTCGTAAGTTTCCATGTTGCCACGGAGCCGATAACGCCCCCCGCAGCAAATATCAATAAATTTTTCAGCATGTCTTCTCCTTTTTATTATCACACTTGACGATATACGTTTCGTCTCCGATTTTAACTCCCGGAAGACGACCAATTTCATACAAGGCTTTGACTGTGTTTCGTCCCGTGTTTAATGCAATGGCTGCTTCATCGATCGTCATGAGACAAGGGAGAACGTCACTGTCAAATATGATCGTGTCTTCCAGATGATTCTCCATAATAAATATAATTAACTCTCGCCCAGTCATAGCATCCTCCTTAAAATAATCGGATTTTAATATCTCGATCATTATTTGACGACGTCACCCGATTGCCAATGCTTGAATAAATTTTAGAAATATTTTCTAAGTTATCGTTGAATTCCTCTAAAATATCATCAAGTTTGTCATCAAACTTCTCAGCAATTTTCTTTTTGGCATCTTTTCTAATCTGTCTTTCGAGATCACCCATATCAAGATTAGATACCTGAATGGCAATCTTCTTGCTAACTTTATGGTTAATGTCATTGAACTGAGACTTAACTGCATTTGTCACTTTGTTTTCCATGTCTTTTTCGATGGAAGCCACAGCAATTTTAACTCTCCGTTCAACTTCTCTATCGGCTGCTTTTTCAACAGCTTTGTTGATAATGGCGTCCGGAATAGAAACGTCCAAGTCATCAGACATGTCATCGATGGATTTGTCGATTTTTTTCGCAATATCGTTCATTTTATCACGTTGGGACATTCCATATCCGATTCCAATAAGGCCGACTGCAGCTCCGATAATTCCGATGATTGTTCCTACCAAATCATTTGACATCCTAAATATCCTCCTAATTCTAATAATGAATAAAGTTCAGGGTAATCATATATATCTCTATACAGATTACCCGTACCAATTCCGTCCATTCCTCATATCAAGTTATAAATAACTCCGTCAACATTGAAGTCGAGAAGAATAGACCTCTCAATTCCATTTACAAAGTCACGATTCTTTGGCTTATTAACATCGTAAATACCGAAGTCAATATAGTTATCACCAATCGGATTTTTCTCATCGTAGATCCATCCGACAATTTGACCTGCTGATGTTCTATGGATTCCAAGCATGTCATAAACCTCATTTAGAAACATATGTCCCTTATCTTTAAGGATTTCGTTTGCTGCATCCTGCTGACGACGAAGAAACATCAAATTTAATTCTGGATCCTTTGTCCAACCAAGGCATCCATCATCATAAAACTTCGCATAAGGGCTTCCTAATAATCCAGCGTCGTCGATGACATCAACCGTATTTTTCACAGTCTTTTCTTTGCCTTTTTCGTCAGTAATCTTCTCCTCGATTTCTTTCGCCTTTACGTTATATCTAAGTTCGTGATCTAAATCTTTCCCGAATCGCTCTACTACTCGTCCACGATATTCTTTAAAGCTTTTATCAACCGCCGTATATGCTGCAGCCAGAGCAATGTTGCGTTTTCTAAGAATATTATTAGATGTGAGCATGGCAGTAATACTCAGGCCACCAAGAATCACAGATGGAGCATACAGCTTAACAAGCTTAACTGCCGTCTGTGCGTATACGATAACCAGATCATTTTTACTGTCAGCCTCAGTATATTCATCGCTTACAATATCCGGATGCTCGATAACATTATGAATTGCATCGACCGCATCTTTTGATTCATCGAGAATTCCGCTAAGCTTCGTAGTAGCCTTACAAGCCATAATCATACTTGCAACTGTTCCAACTACGCCAACAACAGCCAAGATCTCTGGACTATGCTTCTGAAGTCTGAAAGTTGTTTTGTTAAGTTTTCTGCTTGCCTTTGTCAAAATATCAAATTTTTTCATTATTATTCGTTCTCCTTTTTAAATTCTTCGATTTCTTTTACAGACATTCCAACGATCCCAGCTGATCCATCGGAATCAGTGTGCTTGAAATATTCAGTTCCCTGTGGAAACATATATCTAAACATGCAGTAATTTGCTGCATCGGCAAGATATTCGAGATTTCCAGTTTCCTCAAATTTTGCGATACATTTTTTTAAGGATCCGATTGCATCGACGTATCCGCCCTTAAAATTCTGAGAAGCTTTCCCATACTTGAAGAAACTCTGCAGGACAAGCTTTCTCCGAATATCATCAAATTTTTCACTATATTCAGTTTTCAAAATATTACTTACATAAGAATCTACAGATTCCATATTGCCTCCTTAATCAATTGGCCCGGCTTTTGGAAGTTTAAGCATATATCCGTCACGAACTCTGATCGGTTCTGCTGTGCGAATATTCTTCCATCCGTATTTATTGTCCGTATAATTACAGGTCTTGCCGACCAGATCATACATGTCAGCCACACTGACCACACCGTACGTCTCAATCAGTTCGTCCATACGAGTGAGTACATCCTCGGCTTCTCCACGAGTCTCGAGAATAATATCGTCATAACTATATCCGGATCTATTCCGACTGCCACTACGGCAATCATCTCTGCGATCACGATTTGAGTAATCACGATATGATACATAAGATGCGTTTGAGCTACGATTGCTTCGCTTGGCATCTCCGTACAAAATCATATCAATACCATCTCTCACGATATCTGATATAGCTTTCTTCACTGCTGGTACAAGTACATCCATGAAAATATAACTCTTCACGTTAGATACATCCTCAGAGATAAAAACGTCCTTAAACTTACTCATCTCTGACTTCTTTTTCACTCGCACTTTCCCAGTAGTGATCTGCTGGATTTTCTTCTCCGGAAGTGTAGCGTTTTCTTTCTGCTGCTCTTTAAAGCGATTTGAATTTGGCGTATAATCGTCCATTAGCTTCCTCCTAACATGCTTCTTTAATCTGCCCCGGCAAAGTAATCTTTGCAGTTGCAAGACGACCGTGATTTTTCTTGAACTGATAAGCTAAATTACTCATTGCCTTGGTTTTCGTTTTTGCGACTGTCTCTCCATACCAACGGTCGGTAAGTAAAGTATCAAACTCCATAACCGGTCCGTCATATACATATCTAGTCATTCAATCACCCCTTAGAAAAGAAAAAGAGAGACACCTTGTTAAAGGCATCTCTCTCTTAGAAATATAAATTTCATTCTTCAGGCGTTGATGCATTTTCAACGTCATCAGATTCGTCGACTGGCGGAAGATCGTAAACAATTGTTTCAGAATTCTTGCCAAACGTGTATCCAATTGCACCAACTGCAACTACCCCGACCGCTACCGCGATCTTCTTCCAATTGCCTTTGATGTATTTTTTCACCTTTGATGAGAATTTTGTTTCCATGATTTCATCCTCCTCTACCATGTCAATAACCTTTTCGTTTTCCATTTTTTATCCTCCTTTAGAATAAATTTTAGTATTTCCCATTAAACACCATGTAATTTTTGCGAATTACATCAACTCAACTTTGAATAATCGTACCTTGGCGCAACTAAATAATCCAAAGTAATGCATGGTACGCCCGTATGCTCTTCATCATCAGCTAAGCACGTCCCAAAATCAATATCTACCAAACCGTCGTCGAGATTCCATCCAAGATAATCACTCACGTCCGTATGCGGTAGATTAATCTGGTCATAAAAATCACTCAATGACACATACATTTCGTAAGTCATCTCACGATTGATAGCATTTATCGCTCGTTTGATTGTATCAATGTCGGAATAGAAGTATCTTCCAGACACTCCATCCCTACATAACTGTTCACCTTTACCAGATACAATCACAGTCTTCGATACCGGTGGATCATTTTTGATTCGTTCCTGATTGATTTTATTCCGGACAGTCTTCTCTTTTTTCTCACCAATCTCTTCGACTACCTTATCTTTGTATTCGGAGAAAGTGGTTTGAACCAAATTATAAGCGGTGAGCAACGCTGTATTCCGTCTCGTATGTACTGAATTTGCTCCTATCAGACAAGCTGTGGATGCGAAACCAGAAACTACGGCTGGAATATAACATTTCCACGCCACCTTAACGGTATCAACCGGTTTTAATTTAAACCCTTCGAGATCTTTTACATCAACGCCCTCATCGACGAGCTCTCTTTTCTGTCTGTATCGCTCCTCATCAAGCAAAGATAAAGCTTTTGGTGTTGCCTTCACTGCCAATACTGTTGTTGTGATCATGCCGGCAATGCCGAAACCAGTGAGAATCGCTGGACTATGTTTAGCCGCTTTTCTCCTAAAGTTCCTAAAGATTGATCCAATATTTACCTTTCCCATCATTCTTCCTCCTCGGATACAATTTCTTCAATCCTGTCATTAAACTCTGCTTTACATTCTTTGTCTGTAGCCCAATCTGCAAGAAGACCACAAACAGCCGCTCCAATCCACGCTGCCCATTTCACCACTGTAAATAAAGTCTTACTGTTTTTCATAAATATAATCCTCCTTAACAATCATAATCGTCATAGTTTAATCTTGGTCCAAATGGCATTTCCAAAATATAAAACTCTTTCCCATTTGGAAGAGTGCTTCTACGATGATTGAAATCAATCCAATACTCACCCTCATCAGTAGGTGCCCAACCCATATCATTTCCGAAGTCTACTGGCTCTAAGCCAAGGAAATCATATAGTTCATTCAAAACCGAATACCCTCGTAAAATATAATTTCTGTTGAGATGGTATTCTGCATTAATGACCTGTTCCACCGTAGATTCAAAATATCGTTTTGAATAGTTATCGTAGAACAATACAAGATTTCCCGTAGATTCATCAAGCGATAAATCACAAGTCTGACCTATATATGCACCGGAAACATATATTTTATCAGCTCGTTCGATAGCTAATTCTTCTACGATTTTTTGATCAGCTTCGTCTCCATATAATTCCCGCACTTTTCTCCGGTAACTACGATGCGTCTGCTCAATTAACGTATATGCACCAATTAATCCAGCCTGTGCTCGCTTATTTAATAGATTGGATCCAATAATGCATAAAGCTGACGAAACGCCAATCGCAACCGTTGGAATATAAACAGGTGCTGCGATTTTCACTTTCTCGAGTAAAGGCGTTTCTTTATTCAGCCCATTTTCTTCGAGAAGTTTGATAGCCTTTGGCGCTGCTCTGGCACTAGATATAGCAGTTGCGACCAATCCCACCACGCCAAAGATTGTCAATAAAGTAGCTGACTTTCGTTTTGCAGCAATTTTCATAAATATCCTCCTTTTTCATGTGAAAATATAAAAAGCAAAAGAAACAGAGTGGGAATCGAACCCACGACCATTCAGACCGAAGTCTGACCGCTCGTACCTGCTGAGCTGTCTGTTTCTCTCATTATAGGAATTGTAAATTTAGCGAAAATAAAAGAAAGAGGCCATTTCTGACCTCTTATATCCCCACTTCTGAACCACCTATCTACTCAAAATACTTTAATAATGAGTAGACAAGCAATCCTGTAAGTATAGCCATAACTGCTGCCATATCAAGCCTCCTCCTTTTCAATATTTTTTGATGATACATGATGGACCACTAACATAAGTGACCCGAGTACAAATGGATATGCGATTACTGCCCCGTCAACGGCTCCACTCAGCATCGCTGCACCTATAGCTTTCAGCGTTCTGAGTTTCCCTTCTCCGTAGTTTTCGTCGTATATCTCACTACATTTTGTTTGGATCATTGTTGCTAATTCCATTTTGATTCCTCCTTTTCAATATTGTTTTCATTAAAGCAATTGTAAAATATGCGAAAAGCAAGAGCCATCGTTGGCTCTGCTTGGAATCATTTCTTTGCGAAGTGTCGGATGACTAATACTATCAATCCGACACAAACAATCACGTCGCTGAACAGCACGATTGTTACCCCACCGGCTAAACCTAAGCCGGCGATGATAATAACCGCTGCAATTAGTAACGCTATCAATAGTGTCGTAAGTAATATCATCTTTACACCTCCTTTCTTTTTTTTATTATTCCATTAAAGGAGATGTAAAATATGCGAAAAAAAGAAAGAGAAGAGGTTCCCATCAAAGGAACCCCAACAACACTTCTTTCATATTCCGAATTGTGAGTTCAGTGTCTACCGACAAGAGCTCTATCAAAATATCTTCATCGATTCCACGACTAACTAAATAGCTGAGGATCTTAGCCCTCCTTTCTTTAAGATCCTCAGTATTTTTCCCATGGATGTAAATTGCTAACTGCTCTGTGTCTTTCATTTTCTCACTCTCCTTTCATAATATGAACTGTAATTCTCGCTAAATGCTCCTACGGTCAAAGCATGTTTCCCAGCGTTCCCTTGGAATTGGTTTCATCTTCAAAGCCCACATGATCTGTCTTACACTCACTGTTGGATATAACCCCTCTTCGCATTCGCCAGATCTTTCGTCAAAGAACTTCTTGAACCCGGAATGTAAATATAAAGTATCCACCAACCATGGATCTATTTCCGTCCACCATGTACATTTTGACCTTGTATCATGCCTTTGCTGAATAACAGCCAAACCATCATCGCCAATTTTATACAAAGTGCATCTGCTATACACCGGATGATTGCAAATATAAATCTGTCCGTACATGGATGTGTAATGATCTGGCTTGTCGTAATGGTATCTCATAAAATCCTCTTCAAAGCAAAACTAAAAGGACCCGTATGCAACGAGTCCCCTAGTCCTGAACTTATTTGAATCTCAATAAGTCTCTAAGACTTGACTTCCCCGCCGTGGAAGTAAGTGTGTCGTTCTTCTCCCACACCATCGAAATACATCCCATAAGGAATGCTGCGACAATCGGCGCCGAGGTCTTGAAAATCTCAAGTTTACCTTTACGTTTCTGTTCAGATTTATCCGAATCTAGCTGTTCCATTTTTGTAGAAGCCTCCAGCTCAGCCTTATCCAAATCAGCCATAAGTTTCTCGAGATGTTCAACCCTCGAAAGCTGAACGTCATAACATTCATTAGAGATGTCCATCCTCGACAATGTGGCAAGCTCGTCCACCCACTGCTCCTCCAGCTTTTCTTTCAAAGTCTTTTCTTCTTCCATTTTGATTCCTCCTTTTCAATTCAGTCAATAGTTCCACAATAGCATTTGTTAATCCTGCGAATTTTCTTTTGCAAGGATGATCTTATCTTTTTTTAGTAAATCCTGACCAGTTGGAATACGAATATTCACCTTATAAAAACCGGTGTCGTCTTCATCAAAAGGAATTACTGTAAAATATCCTCTTCCACACTTCATGTAGAAAAGTGCGTTTGTGAGAATGGTTCCAAGGATTACTCCTCCTAAGAAAATAAGATAGTACATGTTTTGTTTCCTCCTTTATAAAAAATTTGTATTATATAAATATAACCACCTTAATCGTAACCTTCGTACTGTTTACGAAGAAAAAAAAGAAAGAGTCCTTGACCGGGACTCAATCTCTGTTGACAAAACTCACTACCTTTAAGGCTTCCATCTCCTTTCTGTCATTTTCTTTCTCAGCTTCGCTCAATTGAGCGAGCAGTTCAATTTGGTCGTTGTACATACTGTGTACAAGCCTAATGGCTTTATCGTAGTCTCCACCAGACTGTGTTTCAGCTTTCTGCCCGTATAAAGTATCTAACAACGACGAATATTTACTGTTCGCCGTTTTGAGCATTTCTGTAAAATTAATTTTCATTTTTAATCCTCCTTAAATTAGTTTTATTTATCTCTATAACAGGAGATGTAATTTATGCGAGCCAAAAGCTAACCTAGATTAAAAATATCCCTTGCAAAACACACTTTATGGTGTTATGATTTGTCTCACCAAATAAGGAAGGATGGTAAAAGCATTATGAATCAGATTGAAATCAATACCTTTATTGAGAAAATGGAAGAGTTCGGTGATATATGGACCGAAGACCAGGTAAGAGATGTGTATGGAGATAAGACTCTAGAAGAGGCTATCGCAGATCGCCAGTCTGCACATTCAAAAATGGCAAAAATAATAGGAACTGTATTAAACCGCTAAAGAAAACCAAAGAGGGAAACCGCATAATGCGGAATCCCTCCAGGCTGACTTATTTGTCGCATAACGCATTAATTAGTAGATTAGCAAAGAACTGCTGATCCTTCATAAGGATTAAAGTTTCCTTTTCTCGATCTGCGATAGCTGCAGACACACGTTTCTCGTAGTCTTCGTTGATCTTCTTAAACCTATGATCAGTCTCTTCTTGAAGCACCAAATTTTCTGCTCTGTAGTCACGAACCAGCTGATCCATACGTTCCAGAAAATCATCGTTGATCTTCTTAAAACGCTCGTTCGATGCCTCGCAGACCTTAAAAAAAAGTTTCTTCAATTCTTCTTTGGATGCCGTTCTCACGTCATCAACTAACAACTCGTAATTCATATTACGACCTCCTTTATTTTATAGTCATAATAGCAAATGTTTTTTGTGCGAATCATTCCCTCTCCTTGTCCAACAGCCAAAAGAATTTTCTATACATCTCGTAGTAAATATCCTTACAACATGGAATATTTAATCTAGCTTTGAGCACGTCATAAGACCATCCATTAATTACGCCGAAAGAAATATACTTAGCCAGGATTGGATCAGTTTTCTCTGCCGTGACTTTCACCATATCCATTCGATCCATATAATAAGTTCGCATAATAGCAATTCTTTCCGTCGGATTGGATATGTTTTTCCATTTTGACCCCATCGACATATCTCTCGGAAAAGCAGATAAACCATTAATATTTCCATAAATCTTTTGCCATTCTGGATACTGCTGGCAGAAATGTTTCAACTCATAGTATCTGTGCTTCTCTAGCCAATAAGGATTTTTCTTGGAAATTTCCGGTCGTATCCTAGTTCCCAACCTTACCACCCCTTTCATTTTGATTCAGCCGTTTCATAATCATTTCTTTTGTACCTCCCTTCAAGGCTCATTCTATTACGAACATCGAAATATTAAAAAACAACTACGGTGGTAATTTTTTCCATTATTCTTCTTCAGATTCTTCATGCTCTTTTCGCCATCGTTTCATCGTCATTTCGCATGGGTAATCCTCGAATCCTAGCGTGGATGAATCAATCAGTCCTTCTACGACACCGTCTATGATTTCCGATTCATATTGTTTGTGCGGGTATAAATCCTCTGGTAATTCTCGATAAATATGTTTACATTTTGGACATTGATACCTTTGGATTTTGACTTTCATCTTAACTCCGCCTTTCACACGAATGGTACGATATACCTTATCGTACTTTTTCAACTCACAATTACAGTTGTGGCATATTTTTCCAATATTTACCATATTGTGTTCCTCCTGCAAATAATTTTAGATATTATCTGCAAATAATGATAAAAGAAGAAAAACGATATTCAACCGGTAAATATTGGTAATCATTTTTAGGCATAAAAAAAGGACCTACACGAATGTAAGTCCTTTGAGATATTTGATTTTTATTCTTCTGGTGCCCAGGAAGCGTTGACTTCTTCGATTACTGCCGATCCTCGCCATATAAGAAGGAATTGACCGTCTTTCAAACTTAAATTCCCTTTATCATATCCTTCTTCAGAACCATACAAATCAAGACTTTCAATTTCGTTTTCTCGATTTTTGCAATCATCCATGTTGGCATAAGTTTCTAAAGTAGTATACCCCTCATAGTCTGAAGCCCCACAAACTTTATAATGCCCAGCCTTTATATCTACTCCAACTTCAAAAATCCCTTCGCCGATTATATTATCTCCACCCTTTTCACCAATCTTCTGATTGACAGCGTCTCTAAGTAACACCAAGTCTTCTACGCTCATAGAGTCCAAATCCAATCCTGCAGTTACGTCTTCGGCACTGATCGGAGTGGCCATTAAACCGATAGATAAAACAGCAGCTGCAAACATCATTCTTTTCTTCATTTCATATTCCTCCTTGAATATTTTTATTAATATTATACTATTATCATCTGGCTATTTCAATTGGCAAAATACGCATTCGGAGCATATAATTCGTAAATAATTCGTAAAACCATTTTGACGAAGCTTTTCGTATCATGAATATCCCTATTTTTACAGGCTTTTCAATCATCAATTTTGCATAATACACGAAAATGTCCATTTGGTCTTTTTTCTTCATAAAACTCAATATTTTCATGCAATATGTACAATTATTTGATCGTTTTGAAATTACTTTTCATTACTTTTTATTACTTCTCATTACTTCTCGTTTTGCCGATAATTCGTATTTAATTCGTAAAACAGCTCTCATTACGCCAAGCTATTCGCAATCGCATTAACCTCGATTAATTGCTGTTCTTCGTTTTTTGCACTCACATAACGATTCATTGTCATACGAATATCACTATGTCCCAAAATAGATTGTAAAGTTTTCGGAGGCAAATCTTGCATGTTAGTCGCAAAAGTGTGCCTACACGTATGTGCTTCAAATTTACGAATTGGTTTGTCTGGGTTTGCAGCATTGTATCGTCTAATGCAATTTTCTAAATATTCTGAAACGGATGAACGAACAATAGTGTTATGCTTCCTCGCACCAAGAAAAACAAACCCATCGTAAGCATTGCCATTTTGATCGTAACAAACCGGCTCAATACCACCATTCACATATCGCTTATCAAGCACTTTTTTAAAACATTCGTAGACACCATCAGTCATTGGAATAGTACGTATCCCATTCGTAGTTTTAGTGTTTAAAACCACATGTACACGATTAATGAACTGAAGCTGTTTCTCCACTCTTATCAAGTGCCTCTCCATGTCTATATTATCTAAAGTTAATCCACACAATTCGGATACTCTGAGCCCAGTCCAAAACAAAATATAAAGTATCTCGTAACAATGTGCGCTGCGAGGATCGTTTTTGCAAAAATCGAGAAAACGATTCATATCTTCTATGGACAGTGCTCCCATTACTTTGCTATCGCTTGTATCTGTATAAATTCGTCTAAAAGGATTTTTAACCACATAGTCATAATCAACGGCATACTCGAACGCTCGTTTTATTAGAGTTATTTGTATATGCAAGGTTGATCCTCGATATTTTTTCTTCATATCGGTTAGCCATTTTTCGCAATGAACTGGCTTTACGCTTCCAATCTCCATATGACCAAGTTTATGCTGTTCTAATGATTTGACTACGTGATCGTAGGATCGTTTTGTATTATATCTCAGTTCTTTTCTATTATATAGAGTTTCGAGATACTCATTCAGAAGCTCAATAAGAGTCAACTTAGAACCATCTATATTAATATCGTTCTCTAATAACGATTGTATCTCGGCCTCTTTTTCTCTTAAACTCTTCCCCACCCTCTTTCCTTTTGGTACTTGGTCCATCGCCTCCAAACGATATGAACTAATCACTCTCTTCTTTCCGAAAGTATCTGTATACCGATATTCATACCGTTTTGTTTTAGGATTGTAATACTCATTCACCCGAAGAGATTTTCTTGCGGGCTTGTGTTTCTCACTCATAGTTTTGTTTGCCATTATCGAAATCCTCCTTATTAAACAATAAGTGACTCCGAATGCATAAATATAATAACACACTCGGAAAACTTTGTCGATATTATACCTGCTCAGCGTTATTTATAAACTCTTCAAAAGGCTTTCTCTTGATTTTAATGACTCGCCCAACAGTCAAATGATACACGCAGTTATAATCATCAACGACTATTTTTCGTAATCGATGTTGACCAATCCCGAAAAGTTCCGAAGCCTCAGATATAGATAACAATACTTTATCCTGCATTTAATACACCTCCATTCTGAGGTTCATAATAAGGAATATTTCTGTAACCTGGATACGGAAAACAAAAAGGCGATGTTTGTATCGCAGAAAATACCCGGAGCACTCGTATTTGAATACCCCGGGCACATCTTTCTATTTATTTATTAAATAATCCTGAAGCTCGTCTCGAGCCTCTTTCATACGATCAATTCCGTTGCCGGTAATATCATGATTAATAATCACTAGCAAGCATTGTAAAATCATCCGGTTTGAGTTCTCGAACTCTTTCATGCGTTGATCATCATTTGCTAACAATCGTTCATGCTTTGCGACAACATCTTTCAAATCCTGATTCGGTTTTCGGACCTCTTTTATGATTTTCCATAAGCCCCATAGCCCCGCAACAAGTGTACAAAACCAAATCAGCTGATCACTCGATATCGTGAACCCCATCGGCAGCATCCTCCTCGGTGGATTTTCCTTCTATAAATGATTTAAATGCCTGGTGTAAACCAGTTGAAGCCAGTCCCATAAATGCTCCATAGACAACCATCTCAATGCCCGGTCCATTAACCACACAATTGAGGACTGCTCCGACAACAGCCAAGATCGCCGGAATATCATTGTTCGGGATCTTTTTCAAGAAAGTGGTGTGCTTGATCAAATATCCCAAAATAAGACAAGCCAACACAACCACAACTGCATAATGATCTGTTAAAATTTTAGTGAAATCCATATTTACGCCTCGCTTTCCGCGGATTCAGCATCCGCCTCTTTTTTAGATTCTTCAAGTGCTTTTTCATATGTAGCTTTTTCATTCAGATACTGCTGAGTTAATGTGTTACGAACATTTTCGGCTACGTCGTCCATGATTGGCTGTATGACAACCAATGGTAGACCTGAATCATTAATAAGTTTAATGAGATTATCTGCAAATTCTTTTCTTGCAACAAGGGTTGGTTTGGTAACTGTTACTTGCTTTTTAGCAACTACTTTTTTCATCTTTATTTTGCCCTCCTTATACTTGAAAGTTCCTTTTTGACCTTATTTAACTCATCGTTTAACTCTTGCAATGCTTTTACTACGTATGCAGTCACTTGCAATTCATTTACTGATTTATAGTATGGATGTCCGTCAACCTCTCCTCCACCATCAGTAAGTGTAGGATCAATTTGCTCCAATTCATCGGCGATGAAACCGATTCTATATTTTTCATGAGAATCTTTTCTTGTGAAAGAGTGAAGCTGCATAGTATTTATCACATCCATGGCGTTAGCGACCTCGGGTTCTTTTATGTCAGTTTTCAAACGAATATCAGACAACGCTTTAGAACATGCCTGTGCCAAGCTATACCACACCCAGTTTCCGTTATACCTTGTCTGGATCCAAAGAGCCCCGGGATAATCGGCGCTGCTATAGAGATATGCTCTGTTTCCGGCAGCCATTGGTCCGATTATAATACCAACATTGGCACCACTCCTATTTTGTCCAACATATATATCTCCGGTAGCACCAGCTATCGATAATGGAACTAGGTTTGTATTGACATCATAAAAGCTGAATAGATGTGCATCACCTGTTCCCGTTATACTTCCAAATGCCCAGCTAGCCCCACCACGATTGCACCAATATTCGCCATTAAGTCTGAATGAATGATCGGAACCAACAATCGTGCAATGCAGTCCATATTGTGTATCATAAAATCCGAACTGATTTTCGTCCCCCGTTCCGGTTCCACATCCGAATCTCCAGTCACGAGTTTTGCACGAGCTAAATTCCGCCCCTGTCTGAATGATTCCGCCGGTGAAAATATATTTATTATTATAAGCTCGAATCCACTGGTCGTCTATCATGTACCAACCGCCGCCATGATCTTCACTATACCATCCAGTAGATCCTTTTGATCGAAACCAATTGTCGGTATATACGGTATTCGCAGTTATGGCACCACTAATTGACGCCGTTGCTGCGGACAAATCCTTTTGAACAACAACCTCACCGCTATTCTTCACTACAAAAGCATCACTTCGAGTGTCATTGTTTGCGCCGTTGCCAACTGAAAATATTTTCTTTGGTCCAGTTGTGTCATTTTCATCACTTACATTATAACTTCCGACTGCGAAATGATCGTCTTGATATGATACAACTCCATCACCAAAGGCGTACGAACGCATACCATGAGCGATAGACCCTTGTCCTCCGGCATGAGATGCGTACCCGCTAGCTTCATTCCCATCTCCTTCAACAAAAGAGAAACTTCTTTCGACAGTGTTTGTTTTTCGTTTTCCGAAAGTATACGCCGATAATAGAGGTGTTTTTGCGGTACCGTCGTCATTGTACCCAACGCTAATACTTGCAGCTAACCTCGAATCGGTATCAGTATTGGCATAAAATTTTACGCCATCTGAATCTAAAATGACATGTCTTTTGTCATTATCCCCGATCTGTGTTTTATCTGCAAATATACCAAATTTCGTACCATTAGCTGAATTTGATGCTGCTTGAAAAAAGCTAACCATGTTTCCGTCAGCGGACGTATCCATGACCACAAGTTGCCGCATCAAATCGTAATAACCGACTGTCGTCCCCACCTTATCAGTAAATTCGACACGGAAAACATATGATTCCCCTATATCATAAGTCCCTGGAATAACGTTCGGTGATGTGTGTCCAAACACGTCAACCAACACGGTAGTCAAATCATTCAAATACACATTGATCGACACCATGCTGTTTGCCACGCCAGCTACATTTTCCTGAAAGGTACATCCGAAAGTCAAATATGGTTTATCAATATCGTCACCCTCACCCCATGCCACGTGGCAGTCAGATGCCGGAATAGGATACTCGTATTTGTACACCGTAACTGTTTCGTCAGCTTCATGTGTATTTCCTCGCGAATCAACAGCCTTTACGCTTATGGATTTCGATTCTCCATTATTCCGTGAGGACGTTAGCGTTCCAAGGTCGAATGAAACTGTCTCATTACCTCCACATAACGATGACTCAATTCTTTTAGAATATACTTTTCCGTCAACTTCTACGGTTATGTTTTGTGATGCCCCATATGTTCCGGCGACGTCAAACGAAATCACATGTTCTGTAACATTTGATAAGCTTTTGTCTTGAAATGCATCTGTCAATTCCATTTTGACGTTCGAAATCTTTGGGTATATTTTCGGATTCATTTTAAGTGTGAAATATGACAATTTAGATTCGATGATCGCACCTTTTACATCACTTGTAACTATTCCAAAGCATGCAGAGCACGTGGACGAACTTGTTATAAATGGACCGAAATCGTCACTGGATAATGTCCATTTTATAACACCTGTTGTGGTTGAATTTTCCACAATAGTTTTCTTAAATTGAAAAACTCCCTGATTAACTGAAGAAGGAATCATACAGGTAATCGTATATGTAAGTCCCGTTACGTCGCCGAACGATTCCACTTCAAAGGTATACGAATTATCTGTTACATAACTTCTATTATTATTAAATACCAATTTATACGCCACGTTACCATCCCTCCTTTCAAGCCAAAATTAATGACATATTCCCATTTCGTCTCGGAACAAACTGCAAACGTCCTATTTTCAATAACTTATGTATCTCGCCGGCTCCAATATTGAATTTTCTCCCGGTAATCCATGCCGTGGTGTCTGCATCCGGCGTTATCTCAAAATTGCTGTCACCACCTTTAAACTGGATTGAATCATTTGACAATTTGAGTTTCAGCTTACTTGACGATTCACCAAGAATAATATCGCCGTTCACGAATGAAATATAATCCGTGTGAGTTTCAGGAGATGCGCTTGAACGGTTAAGGATTTTATCCCATCGGTACTGCCATCCTTGAATGTCTGAAATAAACGAGTTAATTTGCTCAATCGAACTAGACAAATCGTCGAACTCAGATCTTTTCACCCGAAGTACGATCTCGTTTGCATTCTGCTCAATCTGGCTCTCTGCGGTTTTCACCCTATTACTTACATCTGTAACTGAATCTTCTGTAGCCACGGCTTTAGATTTAAGTAAAATCTTTGATGCATTAATCTCCAAGTTTCCAAGAACACCATTAAAGTCAAAACTTCCATTTTTTCCAACAAGTTTAAAGCTTCCGTCGGGGTATGCCTGCAATGGCGATTCGTTAGAACCGGTTAGTGAGGCGTCGCCCATACCAAACCCAGTCGTTGAAATATAAATTCCGCTATGTGCGTCATTGATGGATTCTTTCCCGATATAAATAGCAGAATTACTCATTTCAAACCCTGCTATTTTTGCCCGGAAAGCTGACAAGTCAACCACTTCGATGGACGCAGCTTCGAACTTCGTGCCGTTCGCATCTGCCTCTGCTACACCATTTGCCATGTTGATTGCTTTAACGATAGAATATCCGCCATCTCCGTCAGCAATGAGAAGACGTTCAGTTTTGAGCGTACCAACTGTAATGTTGTCGGCATTAACTGAATTAATCTTCGCCGCTTCGATTGTTGCATCAGCAATTTTTGCGTTTGTTATCGCACCGTCATGTATCGCAGCTGACCCGATAGCACCTTTTTTAATCTTACCGTCTTCAATCCATTCCACGCTAACGTTTGAAAAATCAATCTTAGCGTATCCTGCCTCTAAATCGCCGGTCTTCAGATAATTCGATTCTATCGTTTTAATCCTACCCTCGAGCGCATTCACTGTACCGATGGTTGCGTATCCGGCCTGAAGTTCGATTATCTCAGCAACATTGGTATTCAATTTCGATATGCTAGCGTCGTATGCCGTAAACTTTTCAGATGTCAAATTTTCAAAATTACCATATGCTGTTTTTAAATTGTATAGCTCAGCATTTGAAGCTTTAAAATCTTCCGCTTTTGCATATGTAATTTCAGCAGTTTCAGCATCCAGTTTTTTGGTTTTCAGATTTTCAATATCACCATTTTGAGCCGTTAAGGTTTCTTTAATGGTGGCGTTATCAGCCTTGAGTTCGCCAATACTAGCAGCGTTTGCCGTCAGCTGATTTTTAATCGTGACATTTTCTGAAACCAAAGTATCAATGCGACCTCTCTCTACTTCAAGATCACTGATACTTGCTTTGTTCGCTATCAAAACGTCAAAAACACCAATCGCTGCAGTAAGTTCAACAACGTCCTCATTTCTCGCTGAGGGTGCTGTCATATTGCCAGTGATTAAAGCCGTATGATTCTTTAAAAGGATGGAGACTCTTTCTCCGTCTTTTGCTGTAACCGTTGTGACAGCCGGAGTAAGAACATCGGCACCATCAAACTTAACGAAGACCTGATCTCCTACAATTTTGACGGTGCCATATAATGTACTTTCCTGCCTCTTTTCGGTTTTATCGTTTGTTATCTTAACAAATTCGGATATTAAATCCACTGGTAAGCCCATATCTCATCACCCCCAAAATCGTTCCGTATAAACTGCTTTTTCCGTTACTTTGCATCCAGGGGTACATGATATAGATTGGCTTATAACCTTGGCTTTCACATTAACGATGCCAGCCCGTTCATAGTTCAATCGGACACAATCGCCAACCCTCACAGGACAATAACCATGCGAATATGAAACCGTAAATTCCACAGATGATTTACTCTTCAAAAGTCCTTCTGCATATTTTTGTATCTGAAGATTGGTAGGCGTTCCTGCGAAATCTGTATTTGTCTCTCGATAAACAATTTCCCGGCCACGGTTCTGGACAGATATCGGGCTATTGGGATCATCGTTTACTACACGAGCTGAGAAGTTCTCGTTGTGTTTCGAGTACACAACTTCCACCACATTCGGGATTCCATATAAATCATGACTTGTACTGATTTCAGGATATAGAATTGAGCTATTATCATCAGCGAATGTTGTGACAGGCTGTAAAGAAGCCGTATCCTGAACTGGTAAGAACAAGATACGGCTCAATTCATCAAGACCTAATTCATATTTTGCATTTGCGACGAGATCTTTTGTATAGGAAAGCCACGTATCACTCTCCTCGGCAACGAAATCCGAATACAACGTTTCGGAACATGTCGGCTCCACCACCGGTGCTCGAGTCTGCTCTCTCACAATGCGGTAAGCATTTGTCATGATGTTTGCGCCTTTCAGAATTGAATATCCGATTGGTGGTGGTACATCTTTCATCTCGAGCAATGGTGTATATGCTTCGATAGGTGTCGTTTTAACCATCCCATCAAAACTCGTCGACGTGCTTTGGATGAGGAATGTCCCTAACGGGAACTTCTCAGAAATTCCATTTTGACCGGTCACAAGGTATACCCGGACATAACATTCCCGATTCCTTCCGACGATGTTTGAAAATTCATTGTTATTGTCCGTTAGTTCAATGCTTGCAGACCCGAGCGTGTCAGCGCTTGAGTCTCGTTCGATCGTACAAGTCTTGATGGTTGTTAGACGTGTCTTATCTTTCCAAGTTCCGGGATCGACCACGTAGTATTCAAAGGTTTGCGACATTGGTTTTGTCCAATCAGGCATATTACTTACCTCCTTCTACTCGTGTGATTTCGATTGTTACCGGTATTGTTGTTTCACAATGGGTCTGACTAAATGAAACGGTGATGTTTGCCCAGCATCCGCTTCCAGATGGTTCTCGAACATATACATCGCCCTGATAATCTTTCAATCTTCTAAGCATGTTCAACGTGTTGATGTCATCTCGCACAATATCCAGTTTCCAGGACTGAGAATCTCCAAGCTGAGTACCGTAATAACTTACCGGGTACTTACTTCCAATGTACTTCACCAAGGAAACATCCGGACTTGACTTTTCCGAAACATCTAGGTTATACGGAAGCACCAATGTGTCCGCTTGCTGAAAATCTTCATAAATCGTCAAATCTCCCTGCTCGTCGTATTCCACTGATACGGGCCACTTCTCATTCCATTGAATAATCGCAGCGTCCTCACCTATTTCATACGGAAACATATCAACGTAGCCCACAATCCCGGTTGTTGAATTAATCGCCACTATACGATAACTCGCATAGTTCAACGATGGATGCGGATCGAGAACCGTTGTTCCATTTTGAAGGTTCGAGCCTATCTCAATCAGATTTCCGTTAGGTTCAACTCGATATACCGATAACATGACCCCCTCCACCGGAGTGTCGTCGTCATTCGTGCAATACGCATGAATAAGCATTGCGTACTCGTCCTGAAGATATGTCAATTCGCTAGCTTCTGGAATATACTCACCGCTATCAGACCAATTTATTGTTATAGACACTGACGATTTAACAGTCAGCCCAGAATTTAAAGAAGCAGTGACGGATAGCGTATACTCTTCTCCGTTTTCCAGATTCACATCCCCTGCGGAGATTGAAACGTCGAGGACGGATGTTATGTCGAAGTATTTCCCATAAACTTCATCTCCCTCGGAAACAATCTTATCGTTTCCAGCATAGTCTGAGATAACGTAAGATGTCTTCGCCTTGATGGAAATGTAATATCCAATCGGAGCTTGTGTATTAGGACCCGTCACTGCTTTTACGTGGAAAGGCAATTCCGTAATCGTGTTAATTCCGGTATTTTGACTGTCATACAATGTTAAGATCATCGTTGGCTTTGCGTATATGTTGATTTCTCTCGATACTGACCACTCGCCATATTCGTTAGTAATACCGGCAGTTCTAACTCGCCAATTAATCTTAACGCCCTCGCTATATGTGTTAGTGGAAAGCGTGTAAACACTTGTCTTGTCTTTGTCATCTTCGCCACGATTGTTCGGTACAGTTATTGTCGGCTGCACCGCTCCATTAATAGTCAATTCGAGTTCGGCTTTCGTTTGACTTGACCCATCCTGTGCGTTGTGAACCCAATACAATAAAATATCCTCCCCAACCATTCCTGTAGTTGAGGAGGACCATGTTGTAGGAGCGGCAGGATCTCTTCCAAGAATCCTAGATGCAATATAAGACCAACCAGATTCACCAGCGCTGTTCTTCGCCCGAACCCTTACAAAATATTCCTGACCAGATTCCAAACCAGTTAAGATATATGTTGTGTCAGTCCCTTCGGACGATACACTTTGCACTTCGTTTGAATTGTTTTCCAGATACTCCCTCTTTGTAGCATACTGAATGTCATATCCAGTGCAATTGGATACGCCGGTCCATTGGATTTGTAACGACGTCTTTGATTTTGCAACCAGCAAAGGCATCTGTAGCGGAACTTCTGGAGGTGCATAGAAATTGTCCGTGTAATCCGACCAATAACCATAGTCGGAATCATCTTCACTCTGAGCTTTTCGTTTACCACGACAGCAAACTTTATACCGATGCCCAGGACTCATTGTATAAGTCCAAGTTACATTACCTTTCCCATTAACCCATGTGATCGGTATTGTATTTGATTCCTTGTTATCAGCTAGAGGTGAATCGTCGATTACAACCTTGAACTGTACGTATTGGGCAGTCCACAATGGGTCCAGGTTGGTAAGGGTGATGTCCAACTGACATTTGTTAAATTCGTTTACCGTTACAGTTGGTATATCAGCCTGCTCTGGCTTAACGGTGTTAAAAGACAGGGTTTTCCAAGCAGACGATACTGCTGGATAATGCGGTTGCTTGACTGTTTTTTTATTTCGTTTTACATCGTGAGTATTTGCAGTGGCTTTTACTCTAACTCTGATATATAAAGCATTCTCTGGTGCCGTATATGTAGCAACCTGTTGAGTGGTATTTCCCCCAGATGGCTTAACCGTGCCAGATTCGCCGTCAAACCACGTATTCTGTCCAGTTCCATACTGCCACGTAACCGTGTATTCTTTTGTCAGTTTTTTGTTTTTGGCAAACGTCCATTTGATATAGGCAGTTCTGCTAGTATTCGCTTGTATGTCAATTGTATTTATTATTGGTACTACTTTAGCCAATCCTATCGCCTCCTTTCTATCCGTGCGGCACGTACAAGTGTTTCGACAGCTTCGGAAATCTCGCTGCCGTTATCATACGTAACCCCATTGATGTTATAAGACGGTCTATTAAGACCGCTAAGACCTTTATTCAGTCTTTCGATCGCATTCACAACGTCATCATTAGTTCCATTTTGACCTCTGCTATCCATCATGGAACTGATGGCTCCGATATTCGCCGAAGCGTTAAACGATGTGTCATTGAACATTCCGCTGATTGCATCAAGCCCAGTCTGGACATTGCCTAAATCCATAACAGGACGAATTGTAGGTGTTGAATCCATACCAGAACTGATCATTTCGCTAACTCTGCTAATAGCGTTAGAAACGCCTTTAGTAGCGACAGTTCCAAGTGAACCGCCGGCTTTCTGTGCAGCATTTTCCCTAGAACCGATACCTATAACCAGACCATCGCCAAAGTATTCACCCGCTTTAATCATTTCTCTCGATGGCGAATGGGTCTTCGTCGCTTTCGCTTCACCCTCTTTGGCTTTTAAACCAAGAGCATAACCAGCGTCGTACGCTTGTTTCTTCCGGGCATTGATACCTTCTATAAATCCGTCACCGAGATAGATACCTGCATTTTTGAAACCTATGAAATTATTTCGTACAGTGGTTAATGCTGCCGAAACGACATTCGATGCCGCAGTCGTAGCCTTCGGTCTACGGCTGGATAAACTATTAACGAACGCATTCATTAATAAACCACCAATAGTCTTGAAACTCTGTGCTTTTCCAGAAATAGCTCTCATCATTGACGTAACAATGCTCGAAGCTGACTTGGTAAGACTGCCTGACTTAGACGATATACCTTTACCAAGAGACGTCACAAGAGAACTTCCGGCTTTACTCGTTTCGTCACCAGCGTCTTTAAACGTGTTTGTGAATTTATCCACCTGAGTATCTCCAAGAGTTGATACTGAATCAGTAAATCTACCAACCCCACTTGTATCGATGGACGATAATCCATTGATAAATGTTGCAAGCTTTACCGCTATAGCGATTGACGCTGTCGTTTTCTGTGCATCAATACCAGAAACGTTTTCTGAATATGTTTTGAGCTTCTGACCAATTGGGTCGATTTTGAAATTGTCCACTGCGCCAGAGTCGAAATTACCAAGCCCTTCCAGAATAGTCTTTAGGTTTACAGCCGTTTGAGATGACGTGTATAAATCACCGATATTTATTCCGGATATTTTGTCATTATAGTCACTTATTGCCTGCCCAAAATCCCTGATAAACTGCCACTGATCTGTTTCAGCTACGGTGATACCAGTTAAACTCTGTGCTAGCTTAGCCATCTTTTCTCCAAGTTCAACGGATTTTTGCATATTCTCCATGTTGGCAGATTTTGAAAAATCATCGAGAGTACCGATGGCTTGACCGAATGATTCTATACGATTACCAAACGTACCCAGATCAATAGATCCATCGAACCAGTCTTCTTTCG